ATAACAGAAAAGAGCAGGGTCAATTCCCTGCTCTTTCTCTATCATGCAATCTTCAGCAAAAACCGCAGTACGATACGAAGCGCGTTCTCGCTTTCCAGACGCTCTATAATTTCCTCTATGGTGTGCAGCAGTTCTTCCCTTCCCATCACGCACGACGCTTTCTGCTGCGGACAATGGCGTTCGTAGACTTGTATATGTAATCGAGCGTTTCTCCGTTACTCGACATGACCATGTCAATGATTCTGCGTTTTTTCTCTCTTTCCTCCGGTTTTGAAAGGTAAAAACCGATCTTAATCCGTGCAAGCGTAACATTTGCTCCCATTTTTTCTACTCCCCACTTTCTGTATTTTTTGCAAAATATATTGATTATCTCAATCCGATATGGTAAACTATGGTAAGGCGTAGCGTGAATATATGATACGCTCCGCCGATAGACAATCGTTGCACATGCTCCCGCTACGACGCTGTGCGGCGATACGAAAACCGGCGAAGTTGTATCCTTGTTTGGATTCCCCTTGACTATAGGATACCACTTTTGCCATGAGAATACTACTCCTATTTTTGGAATTTCCATTATAAATTTGGAATTTTATTCTCAATTATAAGAAAGGGATGTTGATTTTGGACGAATTACAGTGGACAAGTGAAAATTTCAGAATGATTTCAGAAAACGCCATTTCAAAAGGAATATACTCCGGACGATCCTTGTCAATCGCTTCCGGCGTTCCGGAGAATATGTTGTCAAGGCTAAAAACAGACGCCAAGAACCCATCACTGTTCCCTGTCGTGGCGATCTGCAAAGCGTCAGGAACGTCTCTGGACGATATGTACGACATTATCCCGCGTCACAGAGAAGCGGCAGAAACAATTTCACTCGACACGACAGTGATGGTGCAGGAAGAAAAACTGCGTTCTGCAAAGGACCTATATCTCGCCCAAGAAAGAATCATTCGACACCAAGAGAATCGCATAAAACACCTGATAACCGCCATTATCATTCTCGGCTGTATGCTGTTTCTCTCTATGGTGTATGCGATTATCATGGATCAGATGGTACCGCACGCCGGAATATTCCAGTACACTGTATCAGAAACCCAATAAACGAAAATAGCTGCACACCGTCACGCCACGGGATGCAGCTATTTTCGACAAATCGAAAGGAGATTTCTATGAAACCAAGCACAGAGCACGAGAACCTGGTAAACTCGTTCTCTATAATATTATAGCACACTTGACAACACTTGTCAAGAACAATGTTTTCTGTTATTGTCAACACTTGTCAACGCTTTTTCCTTGAGAACAAGGACATAAATCCTTTCTTGTGTGGCTGTTGTTGCTGTTCTCCGTTGTTGTCAAGATTGTAAAGCACATCCACAACACTTCCCTGCTTTTCCGCTTCCAGAATGTTCTTGTGTTCCTCGATATAGTTCCTCTGTTGCAGAGCCGCAATCGCGTTCTGGCTGATTTCCTGCTCCTTTTGCACTAATTCCGTCAACTTCTGCGTCAGTTCCCTTATGGTTGCGTCCTTCTCTGCAATCCTTGCTTCCATCGTTGCCAACTGTTCGTTTTTACTTGTCAATTCCTCGCGCAGCATGGCAACAATATCCCGCAAAGTGTTGTTCATTTCATTTTCGGCAACTGCCTTATTTACGTTTTCAGCGTTTGCCTTATTTGCATCACCGCTGTCAACGTTTTCAACGCTTTTGTCCAACGCATTGCCAACGCTTTCTTCAACATTTTCTTCAACATTGCCAACGTTTTTAACGTGCATATTGCCAACATTGTCAACGATAATCTCCATGTCATACAGGCACGCCGCGTCCGTGTTTACCGTTTTCGGCTTTGTATCGCGCAGATACTCATCCATGCCTTTCTTTGTGCGGACGGCTTGCGTAGATACGCCCACAAGCCTTGCAAACTCCGATATAGGTATATATACTCCATTCATTCTTCATCCCTCCAGAACGCAATCTCGCTCGGCTGTTGACGTTTCGATAAGTTCATAGTCCTTGTTGTCAATGGTAAAGCGTATTCTTGCAATTGTTTTCCCGCAGCGTACCGGGACCGCGTCCACGAAAATATCCGTGAATCGGTTGATCTCGTCGACGGCAGGGCAGAGTACACGCTTCTTAAAGTCATTGTACATATCGTATCCCACGACCTGCAACAATTCTCTCAATTCCTCCACGGACGGTTCATACATACCGAGATACAGATAGCTTTTCAAAAGCTCATACAGACGTATCGCGTATTTGGAACGCATGGCAAGCACGAAATCCAATTGATACGACGTATAGTTTTGTTTCAGATACAGCAGGAACGGCTTCAAGTCGTTGTCGAAGCCGACCACCACTTTCTTTGGGATGGTGTGTTCCACTTCCTCTTTGGTCATGCCAGCTGTTTCGGGGAAGTACACACTGTTCAGCCACCTGTGAATCCCCCAGCCTTTCCCAAAATCCGCCCAGAATGAATTGTCGGACAGCTTCTTGAGAATGGCCCCGAAGTCGCGGAACGTTTTTGCTTGCTTCTGTATGCCACACACCTCACACAGATTTTCAAGATTGATTTCGTATCCGGACAGTTCGTTGTCCTCCGGTTTGATTTTGCTGATGAGATACAGGAGGAGTTTCTGCTCTTGTGCAGACAAGTCGTATTTTGTTTTCCGCACAAGGTCGTTGTGCTTGACCACAAGCGTTTCCCGTTCCTGCTTGACATCTTCCTTCTTCATGAACTTCCTCCGATGAGTTTTCAACAGACATTTAACGATACTAAATGTCCGTATGAACGCCGTTTTGAAATACCATTTGTCCGTATGAGCGATACCAAATGTCCGTATAATCGATACCATTTGTCCGTATGAACGTGCTTTCTTCCTATTATATAAAAATAAGTATTAAGTATCTATAAATATTTATAACGCGCGTGTGCGCGCGAGACAAATAGATTCAATTGATAGTCCGGTTGATTGGTTGATATTCCGGTTGATGTTCACGGCGCAGTTGATCCACCAACAGAACGATACCATTTGTCCGCATTTATTCTTCCGCAAATCGTCCCTCATGATTTTCGTATTCCTTGACAAGTCTATAATACAGACTCCTACCAATTCCCATCTCACGGCATACGGATGTAATGCTTCTCTTGTCATTGCAAATGTCCGCGTATAGGCGTAGGAATTTGTCTGTATTCACTTTTGTGAAAGGTCTGCCGCCATACACCCCACGCGCTTTCGCGGCTTCTATACCGGATCGTTGACGTTCCTTGATGTTCTGGTACTCACGGTCCGCGACGTAGGATAAGAGCAGTATCACCATATCGTTCACAAGTTCTCCCATCGCTCCATCCCCACCGGGGAGCGGCATGTCGAGTACCTTAATGTGTACGCCTTTGTCTTTGGTCAGCAGTTTCCATTGTTCCACGTTCTCGCGGTAGTTTCTGCCGAACCGGTCAAGGGAAGACACAACCACGGTATCTCCCGGACGGAGCAGGGAAAGGAGCCTTTTGTATTCCGGCCTTTCATAGTTCCGGCCTGTGGCGAAGTCTATGAAGATATTCTCGTCCTGTATACCAAGTGCTTTCATTTCTGCGATTTGTCGTTCCGGATTCTGATCGGTGGTAGAAACACGGACATACGCAAATTCATAAGATGGCATGGATTCACCTCCAATAGAATTATTATAGCATTGTTTTCTATGGGTTGTCAATCCATAACAAAACAAAAATGTGCCGTATGGGTTGGTTACGGCACATTTATTTTTTTTCGTCACTGGGCTTGCGAAACGTGTACTCTAATCGGACAGTTTTTCAGGCTCTTTATAGCCGTTGAAAAGAACGGTCTGGTTTTCCAGGGTCTCTTTCATGACTTCTTGGAATGTTTTCTCTCCGAGAATCTTCACGGTAGAACATATACGAGCGACCTGTTCCATTTCCGCATATGTCAGACTGTCTATGTCAATGTCGCGCAGTACATCCATGAACTTGTCATAGATCTCTCTCACGTTCTTCAACCTCCTCATGCTTGATTCATCTGTTCCAGGCAACGTCTGAGGGCTTCACGTTCCTTCTCGTTCGTCGCGTTCTCATACATGACCTGTAACCGCTCCATCGTCTCTTCCGCGCTGTCAGAGCGACTGTAGCCACCTCTGCGCTGACTGTGACCGCCGTCTTCTCCGTCACGGCTGTAATGACCGCGCACAAAATGTCTGCCGTAGCTGTTTCCGCGACCGTATGCGCCGCGCATATCCGCTTCCCACTCGCCGCCGCGACTGTATTCCATATCGCGGTTGTAGCCGCCGTCTTCCAGAATTTCGATCTTGTACGTGTTCTTGATCGTGTCTGTCAGTTTGTGGATTACATCAAGGTCTCCTGTGTTCAGCTCACCCTTTTCTGCAAACTCATCCAGTTCGCGGCACAAGGTATTTCTGAGGGATTCGTAATTCTTCATATGTCCTCCTTACGCTTCTCGCGTGATTATCATGTTGGCGTTCTGTACGTTGATAGGAACAGCGTTCACGTTCTTGACAGAGACCGTGACGCAGCACCCACGCGGAACATCAACAAACGTGTCCATAGATACGTTAAAGTATTCGTTCACTGCGGCAGGCGTTACCGTTGCCGTGCTTGCAGGCAGTGCTTCACCGGAAATGGCAAGCGCAAGAGAGATCGATCCTGCTGTGCCACCTGTAGGGACCGCGATATTGCCGCCAAAGCTGACGCGGTATCTGGCGCGGCACTGATTCGTGATTCCGCGCAGTGTGGCAATCCCGGACCCCTCTCTGTGAAATACATTGCCTGTCGTACACTTCACCGGAGTTTCCGTGAACACTACGTTCTGACCGGCAGTGACTTCCTGTGTGGAAATAGCTGTAAATTCTGGCATTATAAACCTCCTAAAAGTAATAGCGGCAGAGCAATCGCCCCGCCGCGTATCGCACAATCGGCGTAGCCGAACATCCTCATATACAAAACAGGGAAGGTGCAGGTTTTATTCCGTTTTTAACCGCAGCATCCGTTGAACGTCACTGTGGGATTCCCATAGCAACAATTCGGGTTTGGAACGATGTAGGACGGGGAAGGGCAGGGCTTGAGCTGACCAACGATGTACGCGTTCTGCGCTGCCTGAGAAGCCGCGAGCTGAGCCGCGAACAGCTGCTGATTCTGTTCCGCAATCTTGGCATCCTTGGCTTCCATGCGCTGTGCGGTAAGCGCGTCAAGAATCGCTCTTGCGTTTGCGTTCTGGTTTTCGAGAACGTCTCTGGTCGTGTTCTGAATCGTGTTGCGCGTGTCGCAAGCCTGGGTAGCGAGATTGTAGTTTACACCCTGGATTGCTTCTCTTGTATCGCAGCAACAGTTGGCCTGCTGCATCTGCATGTTGTTCAGCTGCTGCATGAGTGCCGCCTGCTGATTGCAGCGGGACAGTTCCGCGTTCATGAAACCGTTGCTCATGTTCTGGTTTACGCCAGAGAAGCCATTGAGCAGGGTGGTGTTCATGGCATAGAACCCATCACACAAACCGCTCTGCGTAAGATCTGCTTTTCGTTCGAGTGTAGATGCCGCGCTGTCAATCTGTCTCTGAATGGTTGCAAAATCGCTTGCAAGAACGTAATTGTCCGCAGCACCAGACGCTCCACGACCACCAAACATGTTTCCGCCAAAGCCGCAGAAAAGGAACAACACGATGATCCAAAGCCATCCGTTATCCATCCAGCCGCCGTTGTTCCGGTTGTTGCCGCTCACCGCAGCAATATCAGCCGGAGAAAGATCTGTACCTACCATTTTTTCTGTACCTCCTGTTTTGTTTTGTATATATACACTCCCTTTCGGGTAATGCTCCCTATTTCAGAAAAGAACCAAACTGCGATAGAATCGTCTGTGCCTGCTGTACAAGAGAATTGCACTGATCCTGCGTCATTCTCCCGCTGTTGAGTAATTCCTGCACCTTCTGCTGTGGATCGCCTTGAAACTGATTCTTGAATTTCATGAGCTGCTGTAGCATCGGATTCATACCGCCGTTCTGATTTCCGCCGAGTGCTTCAAATAACGGATTAGCCATTTTCCACTTCCTCCGATTCTTTCTTTTTCGTTTTCTTCGCGCCGTACTCGTCCACACGCGCCACCAGAGCGGCAAACTCTTCTCGCGTAACGTATTCCTGTGCCGGAACGTTCATAGCATTCTGCGGCATTCTGGCGGCTTGTGAGCGTTCTGTGTAATCAACGATCCGCATAGACGGCATTCCGGATTCGTCCACGTGCTTGATATAGATAGTCGGCTGTTCGCTGTCCCATAGCGTTACAGTGGCTCCATTCGCTACAGGGTGAGATTTTGCCGCGGCTTCTCCCTGTACCCATATGATTCCAACGCCCTGCTGTTGCGTCTGTTGTGGCTGCTGCATCATGGTGTTCTGCCTAAGCTGTGCCAGCTGATCCGGCATTGGCTGTGCGTAATACGGCGCATACGCTTGATATGGTTGATTGGGGTATCCGTACATTTGTTATCTCCTTTTCTCCCAGTAATACATGGGTATCTTGTCTCCACTGTCCCACGAATCGTACCAGTCGCCGTCATGTACACACACGACGTGTCCGGTCAGCGCAAGGATATAGGTTCCTCGCGGATGTTCTCTCGCGAAATCAGATACGTTATAGCATTCAGGGCATTCGTTCGGTACAATCTCACGCATGAATCCGTTGTTTCGCAGATACGCGCCCCACACGCAGTTGGCAGACGGCATATCACACATGGAATATCCGGTAAGGCATACTCCGGTGTATACGTCTTCCCACGACTTGCCTGTGGCTTTAGAGATCGCACGTATCACGCAGTCGCCCACGCTCTTTCCGTCTGGATTCGGGTTATACTTCACATACGCCATACGCACCTCACAAAAAAAGCACTCTCTCGTTCTGATACCATTGTAGCATCATACGAGAGAGTGCTTTGTCAGTGTTTTAGCACCGTTTTGTCATTCTTTTTCAGAGTATAAACTGCATGATTTTGCGGGAGGCTGAGGTGTGCGCTTTTGCCGTTGTGCTATAACTGTAGCCTATTCTATCGGCTATCACTTGCAGGTCGGCAATCATTTCCACATACCTCATCGTCATAATGCGTTCTTCTACCTTCGTCAGCGCGGCACGCCGAATGATCGATCGTATCTTTTCTCGGTCACCAATCCCGCGTAAAATCCGTTGGCAGGCGACATCATATCGCGGCACATCTTCGCCCCCTTATTCCTCCTTCTTTGCGTCGCCGGATTCTTCTTTTTCCGGCTGCTTGTCCTGATAAAACTGCCGTGCCGCGTCCACCTTAGCTTCGCCGAAGATGTATGCGACAACGCTTGCCGCCATCGTCACCAGTCCCGCGACCTGCGCGTAGTCGTTTTCCGTGATCCCGAACACGGACGCAAGCCCTGCGACAATGCCCACCAGAGCCGCCCACAGTTTACGGCTCGTCAGTTTCTGCTTCCAGTTGATTTTCTGTTTCATGTGTTTCCTCCATCATTTCATCGTATTCCGGGATATACTTTGTTTTGATCTTCTCTCGGTTTTCAAACGCCGATTTTGCGAGATACCCGGCGATCCCGCAGCCCATCGGCGCGCCTATGTACGTCAGCAAGCTGTCGAGCGATACTGCGTCCGGCGCACGGATCATCTGCCAGACGATCACGCCCATGCCAAACGCGATACCGACAAACCACGCGATGATCATCGCCGTCACCACGCGCTTGCTGTACTGCTTGATTTTCCGCATTGTTTTTTTCAACCTCCGGTCGCAAGTTGCAAGCAAGTTACAGGCAAGTTACAGGCAAGTTACAGGCAAGTTAGTACGTTATGTAATTGTTGATCCGCCTGTTGCCAGTTGTGGCGTACTTGCCCGTGCCCGTCTTTCGGACGTAGCTGCCGCCGCCATCGAGACAAATCACATCGTCAAACTTTTCGTCCTTGATCTTCCGCCAAAACTCCATGCCGTAGATGTAATTTCGCGTGGACGTTTTGCCGGAGATCACCCATATCTTCCCATCGCGCACGCCGAGCCAGTTGCGATATGTGGCATACATACAACTCTCGTCCCATCCCTGCGCCTTAACATAGTTGTAGTAGTCCACATCATCACCGCCGCGGACCGTAGGCACACCTGAGATCGCATAGATTGCATCTGATGGCGGTTCGGCCAAATCCGCAACATACACCTTGCCGGATGACGTTTTGACAAGCGTCGAAACCTTACGCCCGTGGAACTGCGTGCTTGCGTTATCGTTGCATCCGTAACGAAGTTTTCCGCCGCTCGCATACGGCTTGATGTACTTTTCCGCGTCCGGCGCGATCCTGCCGATGTCGCACACCAAATTCGCCACGGGCAGGGTAAAGTTTCCCATTGCGCCCTTGTACGCGCCAAAGAACCCGCCGTTGATGTATCGATCCTCGGAGATGTTTTTCTTGCCAGCATCGTGGTATTCAATCCCGAAATCATCCGCGCGGCAGATCGTCAGCCCGTTGACAGTGTAGCACGTGCGTTCGGCAGGCTTCACCGTTCGCGCCGTGACCGTGCCGACCGTGTTGTTGATACCCAGCACGTTTGTAGGGTCGATAGACGTCCCGTTCTCCCGCACCTCAAAGTGTAGATGGGATCCGGTGGATTTTCCTGTTGATCCCTCCACACCAATTGCATCCCCTACTTTGATTTTCGTGCCGCGCGAAACAAGCCGTTTGGATAGGTGGCAGTAATAGTACAGCCGGCCATCCTCGCCGTTAATGCGGACGTAGTTGCCCCATTCGCTCGTGCGGTTCGCCGTGTCCGTGATGATGGTGGACTGCCCCACCACACCGCCGACTACGGCGCGTACCGTTTTGTCTGTGCCCACAAGATCGATCCCTTTGTGATACACGCGTTTGCCGAACAGCGTACGCCACCCAAACGGCGACGAGACGCGCACCTCTCCTATATATGGCAGTAGCATAGGTTCACCTCCTATTCTTTTTTCTCTTGTTCGTCCGGCAGGCTCATTATATGATCATGCTTGTCTGTGGCTATATCGTTGCCGCCGAGCGCGTGATACGCCTTGTAGGCACGGTTTTCAGCTTCTTTCGCGTAGTTCGGGCAGTATCCTTTGCGCGAGTACTCTTTATAATTCCGCAAGATTTCCGCGCGGAGCAGGCACTGCACTCCCTCCTCCAACGCGGACATCCGCTGCCGCTTCATTTTCCACCACGTCACACAGGCAGATACGACCGACCCGCACACAAGCGGCACCGCCCAATTGAGTATCCTTGTTGCGATTTCCATTAATTACACCTCCGCGAAATATGTAGCGTCGTCAAACCCATCCGGCACACCATCCGCAAGCGCAACATACTTTGTTGCGCCATCCGTATAGTGATACCCCATCTTCACCGCCTTTCCGGATAGCCAGTACAGCGGATTTGCCATCGTTCCAAGCGCATTCGGGTCTTCCACAAGCTCCCACGCAAACCCGGAGGATGGAGTATACATCGGCTGCCACCTGTAGCCGACTTTTGGTTCTACTGTTGGCATGGGTGCTTCGGGGATTGTCGCAAGCATCAGTTCCATCTTTTTTTCGTTCGTCAGCGGTTCGATGGTCGATTCCGCCGCCATGGACGATTCTTGCATTGCCGCGATTTCCTCGGCTGTCACTTCGCGGATTACGCCGTCTTCACATATTTTCATTTTTTGATCCCTTCTTTTCATATATCGCTGATTACAATTTTGTAAACAATATATGTCGACAATCATCGTTACTTTCCGTATATGGTTATTTTTGTCCCCGCTGGCACCACTTTCCCATCCAAAACCGTCTCGTAGCTGACGTTGGTTATCATCGAATTTATTGTTTTGGTGTAACCGGCAACTACATTATCAAAAGTTATCGGATTGTTGATATTCGCAGCGGTCGCAAACATCCACGACCGCATTTCAAATCTTGAAAACCAATAACTACGTTTCCTTGCATACGAACCATATGTTGCTAAATATCCCGTTTTATAGAAAATGGCGGCACCGTTTGCTTTAATCCGCAAGGTTGCAGAGTCGTTCGCTGTACTACCTTCTATTATCGGGATTTCATCCATTATACACAGATCATTGCAAGCTTTGCTTAGTTCCATTGATACGGACGCTACATCCTCTGCCACGACCACTTCGGCTACTTTTTCCCATGATCCTACACTCGGCATATCCACCGGCTCCCACTCCGTCGGTTTGCCCGCTGCATCCACCGCCGTGATTTTGGCAATCTGCCCTGCCTTCGCCCCGGTGACATCCATGCCCGCGCCGTCTTTGCCATCCGCGCCTTTCGGTCCCGCGGGTCCGGTCTCGCCTTTCTCGCCTCGGATTCCCTGCGCGCCCGGATCGCCCTTGTCACCCTTTTCACCTTTCGCGCCGTCAAACTCGCCGCTTGCTTTTGCCTGCGCCAATGCGTCGTTGATCGCCGTCGGCAGTGCGGTTTTATCCAGCTTCTGCCCAATCGCATCCCCCGCCGCTTTCGCGTCCGCCGCTTGACCAGCCTTGGACAGCGTGGTGTCGATAACGGACGCAGCAGGAATATTTGGCTTGTTCGTCAGGTCGTTATACGAGCCGGAGAAGCTGGACGTACCTGCACCGATATTCGACCTTGCCTGTTGTTTCTGTGCATTGGTGAGCGTCTGTGCGGTATACGTCACCGCATCTTCCGCACCGGATACAACCGCAGCCCATGTATAGCCACCTTCGACTCCGGTACAGATATACAGTTTGTCGGTTGATTCATCGCGGTACAGTTGATTCAAGCGTCCCACAGTTGATTCAGTGGGTTGACCTTTGCCGGATATGGTGGACACACCGCCGCCTGCGTCCTGCACCACCACGGGAAGCGGATGCCACTGTCCGTCCTTACCGCGATATTTGAGTTTCCCGATATTTTGTAATGTTGCCATGCTTCCTCCTTACCAAACAGCCACAAATCTATATTTGTAGTCAGGTTCATAAATCCACATATGGTCACGTTTTATCTTGATGAAATAGCACGGCTTCCCATCCTTGATCGATAAATCAATCATACAATCGTTCGCACTCGACTTGCCGCACGTTCCGGAACATGTTGAAAATTCATTGAACGAGTATGAATTCGCTGTGAAAATATTGGAATTCGATATAAGAGCTGTGTTGTTCTCCAGATCGAAATATGCTCCACAAAACGATGATTCTCTTTTGTGGCTGTCAGATGCATCAATGGTTATCATGAGCATTTTTGGGATCGATAATGTGGAACTCGCACTCGGCGCGGCACACCATATTTTGATGTAATCGGTTTCCCAAACCATGTCTTTCTCATTACCATTGCTGTATTTTGGCTCAATCGTTCCGGTCACATACCCTCCATCTCCCGTATACGACCCAGCCACGCCAAAAATGGATATGCCGCTCTTGATGTTTTCCGGGGCGAGATTGTTGTCTCCCTTGATTACAACGTCCCCGGTGCAGTATTTCCCGGTGAGAGATACCGTTTTCGATGCTTTTGTTGGGGTATATTCCCCGCCTAAATATCTGGTGATGGTATAGCTCGCAGTCTTTGTCTCGCTTGTGCTGATGTAACCGCTCGTTTTGACCTTGGAGGTCGCTGTGAACTTGCCGTTCGTTGTATTGAAATTGATGGATGGCGTATCAAGCGCACCCGCGGATGTAGATACGTTCACGGAAACCTTTCCGGAACCATTGTGGAATCCCGCAGGAATCGGAACGTCGCCGTTGCTCGTCGTGGTTCTTGACCATGCGCCATTGTTGGTCATGCTTCCGTTTACCGCGTTGCCGGAAGAATCCGCGCCTATTTTCCCCGCCAGAATGTCCGAAGCGGTAGCGGTAACAAACGATAAATCGGTACTTCCGGACCCGCCGCCGGAGCCGGTGCCACGATTGGGAAGGTTCTGCGCTTTGGTTTTCAGCGCGTTCAACAGTGTTGTGTTATCTGTTATCGGTATGTTTGCCATTGCTCCTCCTTATACACAGAACGCGAATGCGACCGAATTGCTGTATGTAGCGTACGTGCCGGAGGTTATACCTCCAGCTTCGTTAACAATGTCAAATGCAGCCTTTTCCGCTTGTGTATTATAATCGGCCGTTCTGGTCCAGTAACTCCGTAAACCGCCGTTGGGATCCATTTTCTCCGCGCTGTTGTTTTGGAAATACGTATACAAGGTTCCGTCTGTCATAGCTTGATTCTTTTTACATTCCGTAGAGGAAAGCACGAACAGCTTGTCGCTCACGGTGGTATATGAAACAGAATTGCTTGATCTGACGCGACAGATCTTGTTGACGGGCACGATAACAGACGTAAGATCGCTATTCATTGAGTTCAAAATGGTATTGTTTAGTCTTGACCGTAGCACGGTTGTTTCCCAACTCGACGTTGACGAATTCATATCGTACATTTTGTACGTTCCGTAGAGCACGCGAACGGTCTGCAAGGTGATTCCTGCCTTGCTCCTGCCGTAGCTCGCCGCGTCAGTAGGCTCGTCGTGGTCGAATCCGATAATCATCACGGGATATACTGTCCCGTTCACTATAATGGATGTAGTGTCGCCCACAGCCCAGTATTCGCTTGCCTTTCCCGCCTTACATACGGTCGATATGTCTTGCCACGTCATGAGAGATAAGGCTTTCTTTTCGGGCAATGGTAAATCCGGTACTTTCTCGAACACAACAGTTCCGTTCAGGATCAGCTTTTCCAAATCGTATGTGTTCGCGCCGTTGACGTATTTGACCGTCTTGACACCCGTGTATGTTTGACCGTGGATCGTTATATCAGCCATTACGACACCTCCGTGATGGTCAGCGTTTTCGTGCTTGCGTCATAGGAGATGGTCGGATAGGCACTCGCCTTGCTGTCTACAATGGATGTGATTTCCTGTATGAGCGTTTTTTGTGAAGAAACTGCATTTTTGATGTTGTCGTTCAGAGAAACCATCCCGCTACCGCTGTGATACCCTTTTGGGATGGCGATGGAATTGTTTTCAATGCCGTTCAGCGTCAGGTTTGTCGTACCCTTATTCGGCATGGTTCCCGTCACGACAGCACCGCTTGCGTCTACAATCTTCTTCCCCTGTAACACATCCCCCGCCACAGCGGTCACGGAGGACGTATCCACGCCGGACTGCACTGTGTCTATAGCGGCCGGAAGAGCGGTATAAGTTGCCGCGGCAGTGCCGTTCTTGCTCGTGATTTTCTCATTGCATTGCGTGAGAATCGTATTGAGAGAGTTAAACCATGTCAGTACCCTTTCCGCGATAGTCATATTATCCTCCTATGAGCGTTTCCATCTGAGATGCAACCGTGTTGAAGTCTCCCATTACGCCCAATACGTGATCATACACTGCCTTTCCGGATACAGCGTTCGCTCCAGTAGACGTGACCGTTCCGTCTATCGTGATACCCGCCGCAGTGCCGTCCGCACCGTTCCGCACAGGAAACGTAGATGTAGTGGCATCTGAATACGTAATGGTGTACGTGTCCACCGTTCCCGCCGCTCCGTTTCCGCTTGTGCGGACGATAGACACAATTCCTCTGCCGTCTGCGCCTTTCGCACCTGTCGCTCCGGTATCTCCCTTTGCGCCAGCCGCGCCGTCCTTGCCGTTATACACGGGAAACGTAGAGGTGGTAGTATCGGAATATGTAATGGTGTAGGTATCCGTAGACCCGGCAGCCCCGTTCCCGGAAGTGCGTATGATACTCACGATACCGCGCCCATCGTCGCCCTTGATACCGTTGATTGCGCCGATGTTCTTCCATTCTGTGCCGGACCAGATATATACGTCATACGGAGAAACTGTGCCGACAAAGTACGCTTCACCCGGATTTGCAGTCGCCGGAAGGTCGCTTGCGCTGTTCTTGAATCCGAGCGGTTTGAATCCCGCGCCGTCTTTGCCGTTGTATACCGTGAAAGCGGACGTGGTTTTATCGGAATAAGCAATGGTATAGATGTCCGTGGACCCGGCAGCCCCGTTTCCGGAAGTGCGGATGATAGACACAATCCCCCTACCATCCAAAATGTGCAAATCTTCACCGGAAGGAAACAGTGCTACCTCTGCATCCGCGGGAATATCCGATTCCGTTTCGCCGTCTGCCAGAACATATACGCCGCTTCCGCCGCGTTCACCGGAATCACCCTTTGCGCCGCGCGGAATACCAAACACAAGACGCGCATTTGTGTCCGTTCCCTCATTCGAGACGGAAGCGTCAGAACCGCTCGGAAGCGTGACGGTTCTCGATACCGCAACAGTAGCCGCTTCTCCGTCCGCTCCATCAAATGCACCGGAATCCTTTGCGGCTTGCAGAGCGTTTGTAATATCGTCCTGCATTTGCGCGCGCAACTGTTCATAGACATTCGGTGTTTCCGGGATGGAATTTTCGCCCTTGCGAACAATAGTGTTCGGAATTTCCATTTCGCAGGGAAGCGTATATTTGCGCTTTTTGAGGACGTTGTTCTCAACGGCATATCCGCTGATAACCAGTTTTCCCACGCCGGACTGCTTGTACATCTCCGGGGGAACAACAACCTCTCCGCTTGCAAGCATTTCCACCGGGGAGCCATACACCGGATAGAACGTTGCTTTTGTAAGTAATCCCTCCCACCCATCGGAGAACGTGAACGACAGACGGTCAACGCCGACAGAACCGTTTGTGCCGAGCCTTACGTGGGGCGGTTCTATGGTGGTGTCGTTAATCTTCAGATTCTGCGTCATTGGAATCCTCCTTGTTGATCTCCGCTTTAATCTGGTTCAGCGTTTCCCAGATGGACACCTTGCGGTAGCTATCGTCAATGCTGACCGTTGTCATATGGTTCAGCCAGTCCGCGCACTTGAAAAGAAGCTGTTCTACCAATTCCTTGTTCATGATTGTACCTCCTGTGTGGTGGAAGAATTGCCGCTTGTAGGGCATATATTCTTGCCGTTGTAGTATATCCCATCCGTGCAGAATACATAGTCGTACTTTGATGCGCTTGCCGCGCTTATTGCGGTGGAGTACGGCATGTTTGCTGTTACTCTCGTGTTATAATGGGCGTTTGCTGTTGTATACGTAGCGGAATACACATACACAGATGTGTTTGCGTCAAGCGATATTCCTCCTGCGGAATACAGATATATCGCAGGATAATACTCTTCACCGCCAACTGTAATAGACTTTGTCATAAGCCTTACTCTGTATCGCGCATCGTTTTCCGCACCAGAACCGAGGTCTCCGCCATCCATGTACGCAAATACCTGTTCCGTTGGGGTTTTCATGACAAACGACAATCTGCTCGTCCCGTTCTTGTTTCCTTGTTCGGTCACAAGTCTTATTCTATTCCCGGACACAAGTGTAGACCCGCTATCCGATAAATCCGCAGCCGTGATAAATTCCGTTTCACCGGAAATCTGGATGTGGTCAGCGGAAATCTTGATAGAGCTTGCGGCATTGTTGATTGCTTCAACGATGATTCCGGCGGCAGTCGATTTCATGACAGCTTTGCCAGACGAGTTTGTGGTAACGAGTAAGTCTATCTTAGCACCGTTTGCGTTTGCTGTCTGCTGTATCCCCGCTATGGATTCAATCGCGCCCTCCGCTGTGTTCTTTTTCCAGTCAACCAACTGCGTAATGGACGCGCTGTTCGCGTTCGCTGTACCGGATACAGTAGCTATGGATTTCGTGGTATCGTCTCTCCATTTTGCATACGCCGTCCACTTGGATTCATTCTCTGTGGCATATGCCTTGAAATACGCCATAGCTTCCGTTGTGCCGTCCGACCACTTCTGGAATAATGCCTGTGTGTCCTCTGAGAAGTTATCGAAATCAAGGTTATACATCATGTCGAGCTGGTCACGGTTCTTCTTGGTTATCTCATTCCGCAGCCCCTCCAATTCCTCCTGCATCCTCTTGATGCTGCCGGAATCTCCGACACCTTGTGTTTTCGCGGCGCGTTTCTCCGCATCGGGGATGGACTGTTGCAGATACGATGGCTTTCTAACTGTCTTTATAAACGTCACCCCCATACGAAATCATAAGCTCCGCCGCATGAATGATCGCTTTGCCGTGTCCGCATATCCGCAGACGGTGGCAGAACGCGCCAAACCCACGCAGCATACCGCGCATTTCCTGTAGACCGCTCCTGTTGGATTCAAGCACTTTTTTGCTTGTCGCGGCGTTGAATTTTTCGCCGTCCTTGAGCAGGTATGCGGAAACACTGCTGCCGTGCCATATCTCACCGAGAAGCGTTATCTTTTTTGCACGGCGTATGTCAAGCCGTCCGCCGAACATCAAATCTGTCTCAAACCACCAGTCCCCGTAATCGTCAGGGTTAAAGGTGGTGTCCGATGAATCCGTGTCTATCTTGTCAGCATCAGCGGAACGAATCATCACAATATCACCGTTGTCAAGAAGACCATACAAGCCGTTGTCGTTCGCAGCAAACTGTTTTACGTTGTGCGCAGGTGCAGAACCGCTCCATGTGCCGTTTCTAAGCCTGTAGAGCGTACTTCCTATCTGGGCATACAAAGTATCCTTGTACCCGCCTAAGACCGCTCCTGCGTAATTCTGTAACCCCAGAGAGGTGCTTACAAGTTTCGGTGTGCCGCCGCCAAATGCATACACGCCGTCAGCAGACGCAAAATACAGCACACCGTTCGCTTCGGCGATGGCATACGGATTGTCCGCTCCATACGCGCCAACATCCACAATGCGGAACGGATTCTTGTTGTTGTACACAAGCTGCATGAAGTCTTTTTTGAACAGAACCATGTGATTGTCGTAGGTGCATATCCCGGTAAACTCTCCATCAGCCTTAACATTGGATTGGCTCATGGATACCCATGCATGAGCAGAGGATGTATCATCGGCGGTATCCAAATCCCAATTGGCATAGTCGTTATAGGCAGACGCATACACAAGGTTGCTGTCCACACCAAACACACGCGAACCATACACGGACGCAAGGTGCAGTTTTGGGTACGTGCTGCCGAGGGAGGATATGGGGTTGTTTGCTGCCGGGCGGAAATCCATCGACATACAGTCGGGGAATATCAGGAGCTTGCGCTCGAACGTAGACGCTACGATATTTTCCGTGTTTTTCGCAACGTTGAACTGCACTACACTCCGCTTTCGCAGGTCGAGTGTGTCATTCTTTGCGTCTCCGATAACACCTGTACGGATGTCATTACGGAACCGCCAGTCCAGTTTGATTTTGCCGGAATCGCGGTAAATCACCACAAGGAAATCATCAAACCCGAATATCCCTATAGGCTCTGCGTAATGCGCATACGACGTAAACTTGTGCGATACCGTGATGTTCGGCGGGTCAATCTCCACACCGTCACAGTCGGAAATCTGCCCGCTGTCGATGGTGTCCGTGCGATTGATCCCGCCCCACCCCCACCGCAGAATGCTGTATCGTCTTTCGGCAGACGGAAGAAACGAATTGAGGTAGGAATACTCTTTCTTATCTGCCATAGCGTTCGTTCCTCTTTGCCGCCCAGATTTTCAGCGATTCCAACTGCGTGTTATAGTCGTTCAGCCACTTCGCGGACAGCCCATCCTCGTTGGCGATCTTGTACGCTTCACCACGCATTTTCGCGCCCACAAGGTCGAGCCATTCCACCGGGACCATGACGTGCGATGTGGTGCTTGTCGCCGTCTTGACAGGCGGTCGCTTCCGGTATACAATCACCATCTGTTCCGCGTAGATCGGAGAACGCGCGTACAGTTTGCCGTTGTAATCCGTATAGTACAGCGGTTTCTCCGGATACTGCAATGCGGCTGTTTCCCCGGACCGCTCCAATTCCAAGTAGTCCATGAACACTGCAATCACATCATCAAACGTGATGCTGTCGCACCCGGAAGCCACAGGAAGATCAACCAGAGTGACCGTTACCTCTGCCGATGAAGCCGTTACGTCCTTTTTGACAACGTCGTACTCCTTGAAAACCTCGGTGTACAGGATTTGCTCAACGGATGCAAGCCACCTGTACCAGCTTGCGTCCGGAATGACGATGGTAATATCCGATTCATCCTTGACGGAATCGATGAAGTTTTTCGCGGTAATGCCGGAATCGTACATATTACACCCCCATAAATCGCTTGCCGTGCACCGCCGCGCCCCATATCGTCTTATACGCATAGTCCGCTTCGGCTATGAAATCCGTCTTGCGGTCCGTGTCCTTGGTGATCAGGAACAGAATGTTGTCAACGATAGCAGTGAAATACTCGTCGTACACGGATATATCGTCATGGATCGTCAGCGGTTTCTGGTACGCGGAAGAATATACATACTTCTTGCCGTACCGGGATTCCAGTGCGCGTACAGTGCTGTCCAGGTGACGAATAAACGCCGGTTCTCCGCACGGATTTTCAGCCGTGATACGATCATATAATTCTTTCGTAGTCATAAAAGCAAAACGGGAGACAGGCATATTGATTTGTTCCTGTCTCCCTTCTCCTATTCAGATTTTGCTCATGGGCGGGAGGTATCAGCCCCCCGCGTTTGCGTCGCAGTCGGTCAGTTCGATGCAGCCACCCGGATTGCGGCAGATGAGCTCCATGTAGTTTGCAAGCAGCGCACGGTACTCGGAAGAACCCGGCTGAAGTACGAAAATGGAGCCGTTGTAGTTGCAGTAATCCCAATCGGTCTGGCGCAGTTCGAACGTAGAGGTATCCACGCCCCACATCTTCGTGGACGGTACAAACTGTTCGTTTACGATGGTGGTTAACTGATTGCCTGTCACAATATCGTAACCGACAGCACCACCATGGAACGTGCGCTTCTCCACAATGGAGTGATTGGAAGACCGGGAATATTTTTCGTAGGCTTCAAACGCCTTATCGCCGCACATGATGAGGTCAGTCTTTACGCCATGGATGCGGTTTGCCCAACGGACAGCGTTCGTCAGTTTCACGTCATCGATGTCGTGACCTGCAGAGATGGAGCGCGGTACAATGATCGGGTTCGTTGCCTTGTCCAGGCCGTACAGGGTGCCGGTCTGCTTGAAGATGGCACCCAGACCGGTGATTTCGCGCTTGTAAGAGTTCTGCACAGTCAGGAAACCGTAGGTATTGCTGGAAGTCTGTGCAGTGGACGCGGTAACGTTCGCGCTGAGGGTAACCTTTTTGTTGTTGTGGTCAATGGAAACAATCTGGATTGCGGAATTGGTTGCGTCCAGAGTACCGTCCGTAGACGCCGCCGCAGAGTACTTGTATACGTCTACCGTGAGACCGACCATGAGCTTGGTGGTATCGTCCACAGTGATCGTATTGGTAGCCGACGCGGAAGCGGCAATGTTTGCCAGTACGCCGGTACCGTCACCGAACGCCATACGACCTACGTTCCACTTTGCGGCATCGTAGGAAGCCTGCACGTTGTCCATCACGGCATCGAGCATCGCGCCCGGATTGCCTCTGCCGAGACGAACAGTTTTCTCGGATACGCGCATATCGACGTATGCGTCCTTGGAAGTGATCTGGAAGTTCTCATAGATGGGCGCGTTGGCGTTCGGCGTTGCTTTGCGCTCCTGCGACATACCAAAGCCGCCGCCGATACCGATTCTTGCACCAAACCGCGCCTCGTCTGCGCTGAGCTTGGTTTTCTTGATCTTTTCAAGAAACGGCGACGCGGAGATGTTCAGTTCGTTGTTGTAGAACGGCAGAACATCTTCGATGAGTACTTTCTCGATGTTGATTAAATCCTGAGGTTTCTGCATATGTTTTTACTCCTTGTTTTCTATATTCATCAGTATTCTGATGTCATGTGATTTATCGCAAGCCGAAACGCCGGAATGCTCTTTCCCGGAGTTCATTCGCGTCCTTTGGCCTGTTTTCGGGGATCGGACTTGCATTTGCTGTTCCGGATGAGGGTGCAATGGTAGGAACCTCCGCGTTCTGCTTCTGAATCTCCGTGGCACGTTTGGTTTCCAGAGCCTTCATAACCTCCGGAGAAGCGAGTGCTTTCTGCACCAATTCCTCTGTGGTCATTTCCTTTGGCTGTAGATAGTTCAGCCCGCGGTCAATCAGACCGCCGAGCATATACCGTGTAGCCGCATCCGCTCCATTGAGAGCCGGAGTAGTGGACAGGATACGCTCAATATCCGCGTCACGGTCCCGGAAAGACGCAAACCGTGGATCGGCGTAAATTGTAGCCTTGGCCGCATCCGCTTCCGCGATTCTGCGCTTGGCTTCATATTCATCGCGCACCGGAGCGATCTCCTGCTGTACGGACGCTGTGGCTTTCTTGATGGCGTAATCCACTACGGACTGCTGCCATTCTGCCATTTTCTGTGCCTGCTCATCCTCGCTCATATACCGCATCCCGGCAAAATCGAGCGTGGGAGCAATGTCTTCCGCTTCCTGCTGTGCTTCCGGTGCAGGCTGTGGCGCGAACTGCCCCATAATCGCGCACTCTGCCGCCTGTGACTGCTGTTGCATTGCCGCTCCTGTCTGCTGCAGCTGTGCCTGCAACTGCTGATTCTGTGCCATAAGCTGCTGTACCAACTGCATCATGTCATAGTTCTGGTTCGGCTGATTCGCCACGGGAACGGGTTCAGGTGCAGCCTGTGCCTGTGTATCAGCCACATCAGGTGCAGTCTGCGCATTTTCCGCCGGAGCCGCATTCTCATCACGTCCAGCCTGTTCCATAGGTTCTGCAGCATTTTCCGCCTCCTGTGCCGCCGTTTCCGCTTCTGCAGCGGATTCTTCCGCGCTTGCCGCCGCGTTTTCTGCCGCGTTCTCTTCCATAATCGCTCGTTCCATCGAATCGCGAATGGAATCCATGGAATATTCTTTTTTTTCATTATCCGGCATGTGTGTTCCCTCCCTGTGCCGCCATCATTTGCATCATCATCGCGTTTTGCTTTTGTGCGAGTGCCTGCTCATGCTCATCTATGTGTGCTTCAAAAGCCGCCGCGTACTGTGGCATAGCTTTCATAAGCAGCCTGTAATCCATGGACAGAGCATATTTCTTGTGCTCCTCCAGGTGGATTGCATCATCATCGTAGCGATACCTCTCCGGTATCACACCCTGTTCCAAAAACGTGTTTTCCCGAGACGCGTTTTTGCGCTGTAACTCGTCCAGAGTAAATGCGTCATTAGATGACCCATCCCCCAGGAAAAGCTCCCGCGCGCGCTGTTTTGCCGATTTGGACAACTGCCCATTATCATCGGTAAAAGCGCCTATCTGCAAAGCCTGCACAAAGTCTTGCCGTTGCTGGTCTTTGCTGTGGCGTAGTTCGTTTTCGGCTGTATACCGTACATCGTAAGAATTTATGTCCTCCGAACACCACGTGTAGACATAACCTACATCATCCGCACCTGTGATTTGCATTGTCCTGTATCCACTGGAATACGTCTTGTTAAGCCGCAGCCACACCTTAGCCATAGCAAGTACAGCGTCCCGAATATTGTCCGCAGTAAGGCTCATACGAGTGTTGTCAATCTGCCGTAGGTTATCGATAGCCGTACCGGATGTTACGCCCGTTGGAGTAGCACCCACCACCATAAGCTGTGATACGCCCGCTACATACTCCATATCCGTGGCGATGTGATCTCGCTCGGATAATACCGTACTCGGCAAATCGGGATACTGTAGGAAACTCGGCTTGTCGCCGACGTTGCGGTATATCAGGATCGTACCCGGCTCCACTCCTGTGGCATCCAACTCATCAAGATTGGTGATAGCCCCCTCCGGGGCAATCAGCGGATTTGCCGCGATTGTATCAATATAATCCTGTATCTTGTTTACGATCCGGTTGTACGTCCGCTGTAACGGTATGAGGTCCTGCACCGGCGACTTGCCGAAAAATTGCCCCGCAACAGGCTTGGATTTTACCGCAACCAATGGCATTTCACCCGCCGGAAGATCTCCGTAGTACACAATGGAATCACGTATCACGATGATAAGCCGCCCCTTGGGATAGTCTCGCGACGGGTTTTCCAGGTAGGTAATCACCTTTTCCACATCGTCAACAGATTCCTTGCCCATGCCAATGGTCATGTTCGTCCTGCCGTGTCCGGTCAGCGCGTTTTCCATCGGCGTAAGGACGTAGGTTTCCATCGTCTTCCCCTGCAGCTTGATCCCGTACAGATCGTATATCTCGCCTACATCGCGCACCTGCTCGATGATAATGTCGTGTTGATCCCGTATCTCCTGCACGCACAGGGAAGCGGGGAACACCTCATATGAGGAAACAAGCCCGAAATCCAGTCCACCCGTGCGGATAGGCTTCTCCGGAACCAGAACATCGCCGTTGGCATCGACAATAGCGGATTCTCGGGCAATCAAATCGCCGCGATTGGGATCCCAGTAGGATAATGTGAACGCCGTGCCTGTTAACTCCGCCCAGGCAATCAGTTTGTCCTTTTTCGCCTGGAAATCCGTGTCGCCCTGGCAATACATCAGCAGTTTTGTGGATACCTTAGCCTTGGCGTAATCGTCCATTTCCGCGCTTCTCGGCTCTACCACCATATCATAGTTGACCGATTTAAGGTTCGCGTGCCGGGTCTCCATCAGCGGAGCGATCCTGTTGTATACTCTCCGCTCGTTGTCTGTACGCGTGGGGATCATTTCATCATCAATCCGCCGAGAGGATATATTTATGTCGCAGTTCTGGTGTCCCGCAACGAAATTGGCGTTAAGCGTCCACTGCAATTCGAGCATCCCGCGTTCGTCCCGCCGCCGTTCCAATTCCTGCGTGATGTAGCCTACAAGATCTTCCTCATAGACTATATCACCCTCTGCGTCCATCGCCATGGGCGCGTCTCTTTGCCGGATATCGTCCTGCTCGTGCGGCTTGCGACCGCCGAAAATCTTATCGAGTATGCTCACTTGCCGATCCTCCGATCATCCTTATATGGCGATAGCACGCTCCTTGCGCTGTTTCGCCCGATTTTGCGCTCCTCCGGGGGCTTTGCACTGTCTAAAGCAAGGATACCGCGAATCATCCGCAGCTCCTTTACAATTATCGGACAGATAATGCCGATAATCGCCACTTGCGAAGCCATCCACAGCATCACAGCAATCAATACTATTGTATCGTTCATGCTTCTTCCTTAGCGACAGTGCGCTTTCTGGTGGTCTTCTGCACCACAGGAGCATCTTCCACCGACTGCGTTTCTGGCGTTTCCAGCGTTTCTTCCTCCTGCGTTTCTGGCGTTTCCAGCGTTTCTTCCTCATCTTTCAACAGCTCCAGAGCTGCCGCCAGCGTGGTTTTCGCCTTGTCCTTGCCCGCAAAACGTACATACTCCTCTACCATATCGCCGATACAGTCCTCACAGATAAACAGCGGTTTGTATCCAAGCGTACCGCGATGGATAATCAGTGTGTTGCGATCATAGCACTTATCAACAGCACATTCCACCCATCTGCCGGTGCTGTAGACGCTCATGTCGAGCTTGCCGTGCTCCTTGCCTAATGTATTTGCCATGTTTACCTCCTAACGCGTCCTCTCTGCATCTGCCCGAAGACGCGCTTCTTGTGTTCCTCTAACATTTTATCCTCTGGTGTGCGGGTATCAGCCGGTCGCGGGATCGTTGCCCTTGATACACACCAGTACCGCAGCGCATCCGGCAAATGCGTCACCTCATGCGGTTCTTTCGCGGCATCGTTGCAGTTTTTATCATCCGCTTTTATCGTAGATACGCACCGGATCAGGTTTTTGCAGGTACTGAAAATCTGTAGCCTTGCCGTTTTGCCCTCCCCGGAGGGATCCGGCAGCGGTTTGAGACGCTCATGGACCTGCGCCCAACCTTGTATCCTGTCATTACTTGCCTTGGTGAGGTATACGCCATTGTCCATATATATCTCCGCCATCGTCCGCCCGGTATCCTTGGTCCGCGACCACATATCCGGCGGGGCGTATGTGATGTAATCCTGCTGTCTCGGCGCGCCATCGACAATAGCCTGCGCCGCGTCGGATACAATCAATCCCGGCTTGTATACCTCTCCGATCACATAAGCCACATCATGCGGATCAACCGCAACATATAGGCACGCCAGAGCATCGAGACCATAGTCTATCGCGCGGGTGATCTCCCAGTGATCGGGGATTGGAAAGGGAGTGACAACGTGAATCTGCTCCGAAAACTGCTCGAAAAACACTGCCCCATCTACTCCCCAATCGCCGGCACCGGACACGCGATACCGCTCCGGCTGCTCGATCCGCATCCTCTCAAACTCTGCCTTGTCCTCGTCTGACAGCCACTCGTTACACTGATATGTGGTGGTCATGGCAAGCACATCGTGGTCCTCACGGTCGAAAAAACGCGCCTTAATCCAGGTGGACGGAGACCACGGGTTAAACGTGAGAGTGATCTGTCGGTAATATCCGGGCGGCAAATCACCCATCATGCTCTCGCACAGCTTGTCAAAATCGTCCTCGCTCTCTATCTCGTAACACTCCTCGCACCACAGCCAGCACATTACGCCGATTTCGCATGTGATGGAGGTGATCTTCAGCGGATCGTCGAGCCCGCGAAAATAGATCTTCTGCCCAGTGGGAATGTATTTTATCTCCATCGGGCTCTCTTTTACGGCGAAAAACTCGTCCAGCCCGAACCTATGGATTGCCCACTTAAGCTCCGCAAAACAACTGTCATGGAGCGTGTTGTAGTATCGCCGCACAACCAGCGCGTTGGACAGGGGATACTTTACAATCTGATAGATGAGCTTGAGAGCCTGAGTTTTCGATTTTTTCGACCGGCGCGACCCTTTTATCGCGATATAGCGGCATCGTGACCGCCACATCTTGCCATATCCGCCGCCGACGATCTCCGGAAGGTTAATCTCAGCCATCCAGCTTATCCTCCCCGCTAATCACAACCGGCACTCCGCCCTTAATATCCTGCTCCTGCTTTGTGCTGTAGCCGTAGCCACCCATCCACAACGCCGCCAAACTCGGCGAAATCGCGCCATCCTCGAACATACCGCGAACCTCACTTTCGCAGTATTCTGTGATTTTTCGCACGATTTCAGAAAATTCGGGATCATCGGCGTAATTTTGATACCATGTTGGGGACGAAGTGCCGCAAAACAGGCAAAATCCCTTGATGGTGGGCGATCTAGGCGCGGGAACATCGACCATCGAGCAAGTCATCGTCTCCTGATCAATCACAGCTTTGGACTTGGTGTGTCCTAAGCACATGTCGCTGGCCAGATACTCCTCGAACCGCTCTGCCATGTCCTCGGCATCGATCCACACCTTGCCGTGATTTTTGTCCGGCGCGATGTACAGCTTCACATTCTTCACTTTCGGCATTCTCTCCACCTCCTTCCGCCTGTGCTATCCTTTATAATGTATAGTAGTGTAACCTTAAAGGTAAATCCTACTTACTCCAAACTACTTTACCGTTATTCTATCGCTTATTTTGCACCTGCCTAACACTATATACAGTATATTTTGCGCTTGCCTATACTATATATACTGTATATCCCTAGATCAGCCCCCGTTATCTAGAGCCCCGAGCGAGCACAGCTATACCCCCACAATCGGGAGGTAAAGCTATCATGCCTGTCTCAGCCCCCGTCAGAGCCGTCACCCGTCGCATTAACACCCCCCTGCATCAACCCCTATGGGGCACCATCAGCCCATGCCCAGTGATCGATCCCTCGTCTGATCCGCCAACCCACGCTTTTTGGACGGGAGCGTGAGACCCGCTGACGGGCCGCCACATAGGAGGGTCTGCGGCAGTCCGGTGTGTTTTTTTTTGCGGCGGTGCCATCTACACCTACAGCAGATTAACGCCATGCTGTGCCTAAGGCGTATGTGGGGCATGACTTGCCCTTTGTCCCCTATATTATACCACGTTAGGTATAACTAAAAAGTGACATCTTTTTTCGGCACTTCTCCGTGATTCTGCACAAATCTGTTTCTTCCGCAGCATATTCCTTGCTTAACACAAACTGCACAGTTTTAACCATCTCGTTTTGTGCAACATTTTCTCAAAAACTTTCGAAAAACCTATTGACATACTGCACACAGTATGGTATAATATAGGTGTCAAAGGGAGAGAGCAAGAGCAGCTCCCCAAAAATAAAAAAGACCGCCTAAGCGGAACAAAGGAGAAAACATCATGACTAAGACTTACACCATCACCACCAACGACACCACCATCACTTACACCGTCCGCACTTGCACTGCCGTCGCAGTAAGCATCGGCGAAACCGAGCGCGTTGACGCCCTCTACGTGGACTACTACGCCGAGAGCGGCGAACACGTCGAGTACGTCGTTTTTAACGCGACAATGCCGGAGGATGAGGACGAGTTTGCCTCCCTCTGCGACTACCCGGACGAGTGGGACAGCTACTACGGCACTATCGCGACCGTCTGCTTTGAGGATGGCGTTAACATCGACGAGCGCGTTAACGCAGCCGCCAAACGCATCCGCAACGCCAAGAGCCTGACAGAGTGCGACGATGAGGTTGCCACCATCTGCGAACGCGCCGGGATGCTCGACGCGTTGAACGATACGGATGACGAGCATGTAATCCTGTTCAAAGCAGCCAACATCCTTGGTGTGGATGTTAAATCCAAATAAAGCCAACACCCGCTTCTCGGGGATTGAGCGCATCAGTCCCCAGCCACCAACACAGGGAGAAAACACAGGAGGACGGCAATATCTACTGCCGGCATCGCAAGCACAAACACATGCCAGAGGGCGAGGACTAAACAATGCCTAAAACGATCATCACCACGGTGAAATGCCGTCAATGCGGCAAGCAATTCACTGCCGGGAAATTTACGCAATTCTGCCCTGACTGCCGTAAGGTAAGGGCATTGGGACACCAGCGCGGCGTTGCCAAGAGACGCAAACAGCGTTACAGCCGCAAGATCGGCTGCGTCTACACCTGTATCGATTGCGGAGCGGAGTACGTTTTGACAAGCGGCTTGCAGGTATGTTGCCCGGCTTGCGAACGTGCATCGGACCCGCCTGTAATCCAGTACGAAGCAAAAGTATGCCCACGCTGTGGCAGGAGGTTTTTCGATCCGCGCGGCAACTCGCACTATTGTTCGCTGGAATGCTGGAACGATGTGCAGAAAGAACGGTATAGAAATATATACACAAGCGAGACAACCATCGCGCGGGAAAGGCTTGTCGAATCCGTCAAGACCAAACTGCAAGCTATGCGCGTATCCGCAGGTATGTCCCAGGCACAGCTTGCCTATCGTGTCGGCACATCTTACACTACATTGTCAGCATACGAAAACGGCAGGAGAAACGTCCGCAACATGTCAGACGATCTTGCTTCGCGGATTGCCGCCGCCCTGCAATGCTCCGTGGACGATGTCCGGACACCCATAGACACGCCGAAGCCGCCAAGCAAGTTGAAGGAGATGCGCCGTGCCGCCGGAATCAAGCAGGTGGATTTGGGGCGGCAAATCGGAGTAACGCAAGCCGCCATATCGGCATATGAGCGCGGCATCCGCCCCATCCCGGATGATGTAGCCGAGCGAATAGCCACCGTACTCCACTGCACACCAGCCGAAATCAAGGAGGATCAATAATGCCAGCCCGCAAAACTACCACGTCAACCGCCGTAAAGCAGCGGTACATCAACAAGACCTATACCTCATTTAACGTCCATCTCCGCAACGAGACATTCGCCGAGATCAACGTCTGGTTAAAAGAGCGCGGTATGTCTCGTGCAACATTCATAAAAACAGCTTTCGATATGATGCAAAACAATATCAAAAGCGAACAATAATGAGAGGGAAAGGAAAAATGCAGAAAAAATATATTAGCAAATACGGGAAAATGATCAAGAATTGCCCTGGCCTGACAGAATATTGGTATCACGGCAAATTGGTTGCAAGAGGGTCATCGCTGTCATCGCCCGACCCGAACGTGCCGCCGACGCGAGAAGACTGGGAATTTTGCGTGTCACTACGGCCAGAAGTAGAAGTAAAAGCAAAAATATCAAAAAAGCAGGAGCCGTAAAGCCCCTGCTTATTGTTTTTCGTAGGCGTAATTGCCCTTGATGTTAGCGTTAAAGTACCGCCCAAGCGACACACTGTCGTAGAAACTCTCCCAGACATCTTCCGGCACATCGAAATAGTGATACTCCGCACCGGAATCCCGGAACACCACAATCAGCACATTGTTCCGGCTGTCATATCCCACCCGCGAAAAGCACGTGCTTTCTGGTGTGTTATACACCCACTTTGTTGCGCTTTCGTATACCGTCAGCGCGTCCTGCTGTGTCTGCAAGTCCGAACCACACGACGCGAGACACAGAACGGTCAGCAACACAATGAATATGCGGATCACGCTTCTTCCCCCTCATATTTCTTCTTGAGCGTTTTTGCCTCGTCACGTATCTGCTGCATTTCCTCTACAGCATCCCGCATAGCCGTTGCCGTGTCATAGTATTCTTCCAGCGTGATTTTCCCGGATTCATACCGTTTCTTCATATCTTCCGGCTTTATCGCGTGTATATCCTCATACAGCTCCGTGTATCTGTCTTTCAGTTCTGCGGTTCTGTTCTTGTAATACTGCCAATTGTATTCGTTCGCGCCTTTCGTTTCCGTTTTCGGTCTCGTGTCGGATGCTTCGTCGCACCCGTCCATCAGGATAAGCACAGCAATTTCAGACCAAATAAAATCCGCTAATCCATACATCACTGTTTCCTCGCTGATGATGATTACAAATACAAGCAAAACGGCAGTATACGCATATGTGATGATATGCGCTTTCAGCTTGCTCTGGACACATCTTTTGCGTATGGCATACCTGTATACAATGAATGGCAGCGGATACATAACAAATGTGATGGCCTCATACGCGAATGCCAATCCAAGCGCAGACAAAGTATACCATTCGTCGCACAGAATGCTAAACCTAACGCAAAATCTCACCGCTATAAACGCAGCAGTCGCAACAATGCCCCAATGTGCTTTTCTTGCCATACGCATACCCCGTCAGTCCGCAAAATCAGATTCACTCGTGGTTTTCGTGGTGAAATTCCCGTCAGAAACAGGCTGCAACGTGTACGTCACCGTATGCCATGAAAAGTCAATCTGCTCGCTGTCCTTGCCATATGCGGTAGAATCTCCAAAAAGGTCATCATATCCATACCAGGTTTCACCCTGTGCGAAAAAGACATACATAGAGATCGCTGGGATTTCCATTTCCACCGTTTCCCCAGCGCAGACATAGAACGCAACCACTGTCTCTTTCCTTGCTTTGCCTGGAACGGTCCTTTTCAATTTGACTACGACAGCTTCTTTTTCGGGAGCCGTAACCGTGATGGATGAATAATAGGATTGCCAATAACCCTTTCCATATCTAAGGATTTCCCCGTTTTCTGGTTCCGCCTGCTTCACCAACACCCTTTTGGGCGTAGTCTCCGGCTTGGTTTTTGTCGTTGTTGTGGTATTGCCGCTCTTGGGCGGCACGTGCGTAACCACTTCACCACTACTCGATATGCGCGGGCTTCCGCTGGCATGATACGTTGTCGGCGTGCTACTGTTGCCAGCCGATATGACCCATACGAGAAAGCCAACCAAAACGGCTACAATTCCCACCAACATCAGCACGGCAAGAATCCACCCCTTGTCTTTGCTTTTCGATTCTTTTTTAAGCGGCTCCGTTTTCTGCTGCGGCTTTTCTTCTCCATTTTGCGAAGGTGTATCTTCCAGTTTCCCGCCGGATTCTAGACGCTCGATCTCGGCTCTTATCTCCGCCATCTGTTTTTCGTAGTCCTTATACGTCGCAAGATACCGTGAGAAATCCTCATAGCTCGTATCGCCCTGCATGTACCGCAAAAAAAGATCGTCCTGCGTCGCTGTTCCGATTATCTCAAACAGGTGCAGGTACTTATACTTTAACTCTCGTATCCGGTTTCGGCGATCCTCTTCCTTGCGCCGCTGTTCGTTCTTCTGTTCGGAGGACATTTGCTTTTGCAAATCGGATACTTCATTCGCTATACGCGTGATTTCTTGAGCAGCTGCCGTGTGCGTGTTAAGCATGTTGCGGTATTCCGTGGCGTTAATCGTGCCGTCAGAGTACTCCTTTTTCAGCTCGTCAAGGTCTATAGCTTGCAGTATCTCGTTCGCACGTTTGTATCGCTGTGCAAACGTGCGCATTCGGATGTCGTATTCCTCCGTTGTCATAGCAACAACCCTTTCCGCAGCTTTCGCCGCACGGAATCACTTTTTAAGCGTGAGAAACTTGTCTCCAGACAATATAGCCGCATTGATATTCACAAGCACCAGCTGTGCCACGATCCACACATTTCGCAAGATTGGTATCTTTGTATTGATAATCGCAACGCACACACTCATGACAATCATAATGGCTATTGCAACGGCATACGCAGCCCACACTTTTATGTCACGGCTGATTATCTTCCGAAGCAGGACAAAAGGAAGCACGTATTCCACAAGCATCATTGCAGAGAAATACGCGCAAGTGCCGAATGTTTTCAGGAAATTTAAGCCATCAGGGGAATACGCGCTTGCGCTGAAAACAGAAAACACAAAGTCTGCCAATGCAATCAGCACAGCAATCCGTATGGATTTGTTCCTGACGTTCATTTCGTCGCACCTATAATCCTCTCTGCCATATCTGCCGCATCATCCAGCTTCTTCATGAGATCCCGCCAGAACTGCCCACGTATGGCAATTTCCGCAGTCAGCAAGGCAACGTCCCGCTTGTCCGGAGCGATTTCCCGTATCGCTTGTATCAGCTTCTTCTCACCCGCCGACAGTTCTATTGTTGTCACCGGGTCTTTTTTTGTGTCCTCTAAAATTTCTTCCGGCTCGCAGTGCAGTATCTCTGCCAGCTTTTGCAGATTTTCCTCGGATGGAGAAGCTTTTCCGTTCTCCCACTTGCTGACGCTGACGTAATTTACGCCCATCATATCCGCAAGCTCCTTTTGCAGGATTCCGTTCTTCTCCCGCAACTCCTTTATGCGATTCATAACTATAAGTTATCCTCTCATAAGTATTTCTTATCACTTATTTAGTCTAACTGCATTGACAATATGAACTAACTGTGATATAATAGACCTGTAGGTTAGCTCACAGTTATTCGCTCTTATACCGAGCGATAACACATTCTTCGAACTGCTCATACCATTCCTCCGGCAGCTTCGCCAGAGCAAGTATCAACCGCTTCTTGGATTCTTCCGACCCCTTGAGCAGGTCGGCAAGCACATCGGTGAGTTCTTCCTCTATCGTGAGCGGCTGGTGCATTTCACCATCGCCATATCTCAGCCACAACTCGTTGACACCGTACAGCCGACAGATACTTGCGATGATGGCATCTCCCGGAGCAGACCTTCCGCTCTCGTATCCGGCTACGGTAGGCTGCTTCACGTGAATCTGTTCTGCGAATCTCGACTGCGATAGCTTGGCAGATTCGCGAACAGCCTTGATTCTATCCTTCAATTCAGTCAAACGTATCCATTCCTCTACTCAATATTTCAACTTTATTATACCACCATCCTCAATGAAAGTCAATAGGTACTCGATAATAAAAAAACAAAAAAATATAGAATTACTATTGACAACCATAGGTGCATGATGTATAATATAGACATACGATATATTGAGATTGAGATTCGATATAGCAATCCGATTCCTCTCCCATCCGGCAGGAGGCGGGCGTTCGTGGGCATAATCCACTTTAATTTCTACTGTTGTAGATGCCGAATTAACCCGCAGTTGCATACGGGATCACTCCCGAAAGCGGCAGTATCCTACCGATGGCAGTCAAGTCAGTTTCTGTTTTTCTGTTCAGTGCATGAGCACTCGGTCGGTTCACAGAGGTCTCCTTTCCATCTCCGAAGATAAAGCTAGATAAGTCGCTACGGCCGCTAGTTATATCATTCATCGAAGTACCTCCTGCTGTACGGTCTCTCAGGAACGATTTTACTGCTTCACTCATGTGTTATCGTGCGGCTTTTTATCCGCACATCTATACGTCACCGTATAGTTCAGCATATGTCTTCATCCTGCCGGATGGGAGAATAATCGGACACCCCACATTATACACCCCCAAAGGAGCAAAATCAATGCAACAAAGTAAAAAAGCGCAGAAAGCAAAGGAAATCGCCGAAACCGTCTATCCGTCGATGGATGGCGAGCCGAACGAACGGTTAGCCGCCTACGTCAACGGCTTCATGGATGGAGCGCGGTCAATGGCAGACAAGATCAGAAAGGAGCAGGAGAACAATGGAAACGAACGTGACGTTCACAAGGACACTGACGCTGACGCCTGAGGAAGAGATGCTTCTTCTCTCTGCGGTAGCGGAGAATCGCGAACACTACGCCGTCCTTACGAGACGCTACGAAGCATACGGCAAGGACACCAAGGACGTTCGCAAAGCACAGCTGGCGTATGACAGTCTGTATTCTAAGATCGTGAAATCAACAAAGGTAGGTGTGATGGCATGACGCTGACAATCAAGCGCAATCACGACGGCGATCCGGTGTGTGCCGACTGCGGCCACTACTTCGGGATCGGCGTAAAAGCGATGGAAGTGGACGGCGAACTCGTTTGCTGGGACTGCCTGAAGAAGTGGGCGGAAGATGATTTCTCATCGTTCATGGACTATTTCGCCTCCGACGAGCACGAAATCCTCTACGAACACGACATTGAGAAGCTGGCGGAAGAGGACGAGCAGGAGAAGCGGGAATCCGTGGAAGCCTGGATGCGGGAAGTCATGAGAATGCGGGAAGACTTGCAATGAACTATACCGACTTCATCAACCGACAGATCGACCGCCGGACAACAATCTTGACCACCATCGGTTCCCTGTCGTGTCTAGGAGCGATTTACACAGCCTGTGCGGTCCGCTATCCGGTAAGCGATTCTCCCATTGCCTGGATCGTTTCGTCCGTCCTGTGGGCAATCACAGCGGTCTGCGGCATATCCTGCATCCGTCTCCACAGCCGGAGAGCCAAAAAGAATAGCCGGGACAAAAAATGTCTCGGCTACATCCGGCTCGATCCCGACGGGGGATTTTACTATGACGTATGAATGCAAAAAGAAAACCGACCGCAACGGGGATTGCGAATCGGTTCATGCAGCCGGGCTGGGCTGTCTCCATGTGAGTTCATTATACCACATGGACGATGATTTGTCAAGCATTTTGTCCGCGCCATTGACAGGCGTTGCTCTTGACGGCTCGCTGACCCTGATGGGAATCAACATAAAACACCTTCCGCTGATTGCTCAAATAGCAATTGCAAAACTGTGGATGTTAGAAAATCAAGTGTAAGGAGATAAAAATATGTGTAAATTCAGAGACTTAAGAGCCGATGAGATAGAGTGCCGCATCGGGCAGATCAACAAGCAGGGAAAAGGATTGTCTTTGCTGCTCTACAAGGACGCGCGGTGCGACATGGCAATCCTGGATGAAACCGTAGGTACGCTCAATTGGCAGAGAGAGCACTACGAGGTCAAAGGGAACATGTACTGCAAAGTCAGCATCTGGGACGCAGAGAAGAACGCATGGGTGTGGAAATCCGATTGCGGGACGGAATCCAACACGGAAGCGCAAAAGGGCGAAGCAAGCGACAGTTTCAAGCGTGCTTGTGTCAATTGGGGGATCGGCAGAGAATTGTACACATCACCGTTCATTTGGGTTCCCGCAAACCTCTGCCGGCTTGAAAACGGCAAGTGCTTTGATAAATTTGAGGTTCGAGACATGGTGGTCAAGGACAAAGTAATCACAGGACTGTCGATAATCAACGCAAGCACCGGGAGCAATTGCGTGTACGCATATGGAGAATGCGCCAGAAACGCACAGAACGCCCCCAGACAGCCGCAAACGCAGAACAGAGCCAACACACCTGCACAGCCGCAGAACCTCGCGCAGAGCGCACAACAGTTTCTCAGCCCGCGCCAGAGATTGAACCAGCTTCTGCAGGCGAGAAACATCGATGTACAGCAGTACATGGCGGCGAACAACCTCTCCAAGGAAACGCCTGACGCAGAAGTGATCCGCATGATTGGAGAGCTCGAACAGCTTCCCCCAGCACCAAATCACGTGGCATAAGCAGAGAGGCGAGAACGAACCATGACGAATAAGAGATTGATCAAACTGTTGATGGGGCACTGCGGCATGTCCAGGAACGCCGCGAGACTGTTCCACAGAGCGGCCATGTATGACGGCACCACAACCAACCGGGATGTATACCGTTCTGTTGCGTTGATGCTGTCAATCTACAAGGAACTATACCATTGGGACAGAGAATACACGGTCGTGCACGCCCGGAAGGTCCCCGGAGACATCATGCTCCGGTTCAAGTGGAACGACTAATTGCAGAGTGGCTGACCGTCGTGAGACGGACAGTGAATGCGGTATCCGCACGGATAGCGGTCACAACCCCGCAAAACAAACGAAGGAGAATACACCATGGAAGAAGCAAGAACCATGCTCGAAGAAGAGCAGGAGCAGGAACAGCGCGATACGTTCGCCATCACGGACGACAAGAGCGCGGAATGGGCACTCAAGAAGATCAAGGAAGCGGAACGCGAACAGAACCGCCTGCTTGCTCTCCTCGACGAAGAACGCGCAGACCTGGACATCCGCGAGAAGCAGATCGCGGACCAGTACGACAACAGAACCAGCCACCTCAAGGAACTGCTGCAAAGCTACGTCCAGCGCGTATATGAGAACGGCGATGCGAACGAAACCAAGACTCAGATCGCATACCCGCTTCTATCCGGAAAACTCGTCCTGAAGAAGCCGACAACCAAGCTTCAGCAGGATGATAAGACCCTGACAGAATGGTGCCGCACGCACCTCCCTGAACGCGTCAAAACCACCTACAAGGCGGACTGGGCGGAGATTAAGAAGAACGTCAAGGTAGTGGACGGAATCGCCGTCTATGAGCCGACCGGAGAAGTGATGAGCGGTGTGACAGAACAGCCCGTCGCGCCGGAACTGAAGATCGTATGGTAGACACGACAGCCAGACTGCGTGACATGACGCAGGACTACAAAACAAAGCGGTTCGTGCTGACGATGGAGATCGACAATCCGCAGACGGCGATGAACGTATGGGAGGAACTGCACGGAGACGAAAAAATCTCCGTGCGATTCTCCAAGCACCGCAAGAAACGCTCTCTGGACAGCAATGCCTATGCCTGGGTGCTCATGGACAGACTTTCGGAAAAACTCGGAATCCCCAAAGAGCAGATATACCGACAGTATATCAGGGAAATAGGCGGCGTATCCGAAACCATATGTATCAAAACCGACGGCGTAAACAAACTGCGTGAAGCATGGCACAAGAACGGTCTGGGGTGGCTTACAGCGACATTCCCATCAGACACGCAAGGCTACACCAACGTGATTCTCTATTACGGCTCATCGACTTACGACACACGCCAGATGTCACGCCTCATAGACATGATCGTTCACGACTGCAAGGAGCAGGGCATCGAGACAGCCAACCCGGAAGAACTCAGAGCCTTGCTCGAATCATGGGACAGAAAAGCGAAAGGAGGGTAATATGGCAAGCATTGAATTGGATTCATTCTATCTGGAAGTCGCAGAAGAACTTCCCGCGAGAAGCAGGGACAAACTCATTGCAGTAATCGTGCGCAAAATCGCGTTCGATGAAGAGCCTGAATCGCTTCCTGCTGCACTGAAAGCCGTATATAAGGCATTAAAACCGACGATTGAAAGATCGATTACCAATTCCAAGAACGGAAAAAAAGGTGGAAGACCCAAAACCGAAACAGAAACCCAAATAGCAAAAATCAGTGAAAAACCGGAAACCGAAACCGAAACCCAAAGCATCAAAAAAGCCAAAAAACACGAAACCGAAATAGAAACCCAAACCGTAAAAAATGCAGTAAATACGGAAACCGAAACAGAAACCCAAGAAGAAAAAAACACAGTATATATAGATTCTAAAGAGCTAAGAAATACTAAAAATACAGAGTACTATAGTGATTCTAAAGATACAGAAAAACAAGAAATAGAGAGTAATAATAATATTAAAAACACTATAGATACAGTAAATACAAGAAATAGAGAATCTATAGAGAATAATAATATTAAATCTTATATAACCCCCTATAGCCCCCCTTTGAGCGGCGAAAACAAAACCGAAACAGAAACCGAAACCGCAAAAAACAGCGAAAAACCGAAAACCGAAACCAAAACCCAAATAACAGAAATTGCGGATCGTGTGGTCGATTATCTGAACCTAAAAGCAGGAACATCCTATAGGCACGGCATAGCAAAAACCATATCTCTCGTAAGCGCACGGCTGAAAGATGGATTCACGGAAAACGATTTCAAACTTGTAATCAACAAGAAATGCGAAGAGTGGAACAAAACAGATTACGCCAAATACCTGCGACCGGAAACACTTTTCGGCACGAAATTTGAATCGTATCTGAATCAGATTCCGCAACAAAACAGAATCGATTCACGTTCAATAATCTCTCCGCAAAAGAACACAGTACCGCGGGAAAAACGTCTTCCGTGGGTTCCGGATGCAGTCTATGACTTGCCGGATTTCGGGTATATCACCAGTGATGTGTACCCCTATGACGGAATCATCGAGTATATAGACTGCAACAACAACTATGCGAGCTGGGAAGCTCCAAACAAGGAGACGGCGCGGAAAATAGACGCAGACTATAAAGCGTATGCGGCCGAAAAAGAAAGACAGCGTAAGGAGAGGAGTGAAACACAGTGAACGTGACAAATGCAGTGTTTAGCGCAGTATCCGCTTCCAAGGAGAACGCCACTCCACAACACGGAGATTATCCGGTAAACGGCATTCTGTTCTGCGGCAGGTGTAACAAGCCGAAAGAAGCATATAAGACGCTGTTGGGAATGACGGTCAAGGTCGGCGTGATGTGCGACTGCCAGCTGTCAGAGATGGAGAAGCGTGAGCAAAAAAGACGATCGGACAGAATCAGCATTAACCGCTCCATCGCGTTCGGCAGTGACAGGCTGGCAGAAGAATTGAGCAAGTGTACGTTCGCCAACAGCAACACTCCGACAGACGTAGGATCCATGGGAAAAGCTAAGGAGTATGCGGATCATTACGACGAATACCGCCAGAACGGCAAAGGTCTTCTGTTTTGGGGCAGTGTAGGCTGCGGAAAGACATATGCGGCCTTATGTATTGCCAATCAGCTTCTCGACAACGGACATACAGCCTTGTTTACCAGTATCACCAGGATAGCAAACGACATGTTCTCTCTAAGAAGCGGGCGTTCTGAATACCTTGACGATCTGCTCCATTACGACATTGTGGTTCTGGACGATCTCGGAGCGGAGCGCGACAGCGAATGGATGATGGAGCAGGTATACGCCGTCCTCGACACATTCTCCCGTGCGAGAAAGCCCATCGTAATCACAACCAACCTCAAGAAAAACGAAATCATGGATGAATCCAACCAGGCGAAAGCGAGAATCTATTCACGTGTAATGGGGCTTTGTGACCCGGTTCACTTCATCGGAAAGGACAACAGAAAAACTGGATGGTATAGAGATGTCGAGTAAACGAGTGTATAAGCGCATGATCCCTCCGCGAAAACTCCACGGCGGCATATACGACGTTCCGGGATACCCGTGCAAGAACTGCTGTCACATGGAGAAGTGCCGCGATATATCCTGTGACGAATTTCAAAGGTTCTATCGCGGTTTCATGAGGCGTATACGTGACAACATGGGCGTAGCACAGCCGGAGCCGTCTGATAAGGACAAGCTGGCGGCAGTGATGGAGGAAGAACCATGAGCCAAGTAGCAAAATCAATCTTCGTGTTTTTCGCAAGGGCTGCGGTGATCGCATTGATAGGGTTCCTGCTCTATCAGCGCGGATATAACGAAGCTGTCGAGAGCGCACGACTTGTCTACGTAGACGATACCTCATACATGATCGCCTACAACGGCGCAATCCACCAGTACGACTACGAATGAGGTGCGACCATGATAATGCCACAACTACACAAGACATACCAACCGCGCGTGACACGGTCAGGGATTATCCAGACAGCAAAGCAATGCAAAGGACAGCACGAACCCAAGCACGAAGTCAAGAAATCCGAAGCGAGTGTGTGCCTGAACTGCACACGGAAGAAGTGTTGCGGAACACGCAAGTGTTTCGAACGAATGAAAGGGGAAACAGATGAATTTAGAGTTTGACCAAAAAAGCAAAATAGATTTTGTCGTTGAGATGAGTTATTACCACAACACCCGTCCTTCTTGCCACGGATGTCCGTTTTTGGGCTTTAACTGTCACTGTATAATGGACGAGAAAGTAGACCTGAACGATATGTTTCAACTGATGTTGAAGCACGCAAAAGAAAAGAAACCGGATGAGGAAAAAGAAGATGCAGAGCAATCCTAAAACGAGACTGCAAGCCTTGCTGGAAGTCCTGCCCAACATCGAACGAGACGATGATGGCTACCCGCTCTTCTGCGTCGAAGTATACGACGAGGCACAGGAAATGCAGAACCATTACGACTGTTCCAACGGCTGCAAAGAATGTAAAAAAAGATTCTGGGAGGAGATCGTAAATGAGTGATTTTGAAATTCTGAAATACTATCAACAAAGACAAATGGAGCGGCGCAACCAAAACAAGATTTCAACGTGTGAGGATAGAAACACAGAAACTCATGCTGGAAATCGAAAGAAAGATGGATTTCGCCGCAGAGGAATGGCAGTAAAATTGACAAAGCAACAAACGCCAATCAAACGAAAAGGAGAATAATCATGGAAATATTGGAATTTTTGAGGCAGAGGAAAAGAATGTGCGATTACTACGGCGACGCTACATGCGTGTGCGACGATTCTCGCGGATCATGCCCGGCGTTGGACATTGATTGTTCATTCACAACTGAAAAGCCGGAACAGCTTGTTGCAGTTGTAGAGAAATGGGCCAAGGAGCATCCGGAGGGAACGGCGGCTGCAACGACTTCTAAGAACAACGATCCATGTGTAAAAACGATCCAGGATGACCTTGAAGGTGCGATTTATCAGACACTCAAGAATTATGAAAATCGCTTTGCTGAAATCAAAAGTGTAGAAGACCTTGAAGAAAACTGCTACAGAAACTTTCAGATCATCGAAAATCGGCACATTGAGACTTGCAAAGAAATCGTAAGGTTGAAAGATCGAGTTGCTGAACTTGAAGTAGCATTAAAGGCAGAACCCGTTCCTGCACCAAAACCGAAGCGAACGAACAAGGATGTGCTACTGGCGGCGTTCCCGGATGCCTATGTATACCCTGGAGGGGTTCCAATGGCGTGCCCGCTGTCACTTGATAAGCACTATGATTGC